CCTCTTTCTGCCGGATCGTGTCCGGCTTGATTTAGAAGCCTATCGGCTCCCGTGACCGTCTGCTGATTCGCAGGCGGTCAGGGGAACCGCCGGGGTTCACCCGGCGAACGTGCGGCGGTAGTCGTTGAGCGCGTGCGACAACGTGTTGTCGCGCTCCACTTCCAGCGCGTCCCACCACTTTTTGCCGCCGCCTTCCAGCCCCGCGCGGGCAATGAAGGCGTTGACGTGCTTCATCGTGGTTGCGCTGTAGCCATACCACAGGCGGCGGAAAGTGCCATCCGGCAGGATCGCGGCGACGTTCGTCCGGTACGACTTGAGCACGCGCGTTCCGTCGTCGTACTCATAGACTACCGCCTTGCCATAAAAGGACTTCTGACCGTTGACGGGCTCCAGCTTGTAAATTTTCATTGTTTTCTATCCTTTCGTTTCGCGCTGGTCGCGCGTTTTTTGTGTGCCTATCGGCACCCGTGACCGTCTGCCGGATCGCAGGCGGTCAGGGGTACCGCCGCGCATGGCGGCGGCGGGTTCAGGCGAAAACCGTTTCCACGGATTCGCGGCGAATGATGATGCTTTCCTGATTTAAGCGGATTTTCAGCCGCTCAACCAGCGCCATCAGCGCGGATTCGGGCGCACCGAAAATCTCCACGCGGAGCGTCTTTTCGACAACAATCGTTCCGTCGTCGTGGGTATAAATCCCCTCCGCGGCGTAGATCGTGCCGCCGCCGACGTGCCGGACAAGCTCAGACTGTACGATCTTGTACGCCTCCACCGTCTCCATGGTCTGCCGCTTTTCGTCCTTATCGTTAAGGCCGATGTACAGGGTTGCTTGCGTCATTGTGTGACCTTCCTTTCGTGGTGAGAAATTTCTCACCTTTTGACTAATTTTTATAGGTGAGATATTTCTCACCCGGTGTGAGATTAGTATACTACTTATATCTCACCTTGTCAAGGCCCTTTTCAGATTTCCTTGATCTTTTTTCGGGCCCTGCCGTCGCGCGTGGCGGCGGCTGTTTTTGATTCACAAGGCGGCGCGTGTGCGTCTGTCCTTGTGATTGCAGTATAGCGCGGTTTTGGCGCGTTATCAATAGGTTAAGTGATGCGCTCAACCAACGTGCAAGTTTGCAGGGCTGCAATTTCAACCGGCGGGAAAGCCGATGCGGAAAGCTACATTATATAGCGCATTGCGGCGACGATCCGCGCGGCGCGCTGGTCAGCTGATGGTGCTGGTCGGCTGATGGTGCTGGTCGGCTGATGGTGCTGGTCGGCTGATGGTGCTGGTCAGCTGGTCGGCTGGTCAGCTGGTCAGCTGATGGTGCTGGTCGGCTGATGGTGCCGTTTTGCGTGTTGTTTTCTTTCATTTTGTGACTTTTCACCAGCGCAAGCGCGAAAAATGCGCCTGTTTTTGTGCAAAAGGGAGGGGGTATTCGGATCGCGGCGCCAATGTCCAAGGGACCGCGCCCCCCTCTCGTGCGAATCGCCGAGGGTTTTGAACGTGGGGGTATCAAAAATAGGGAAAACCATGCAAATAAACGAGGCGGGTATCATGGGGAGTACCTGTCCGCCCTATACAAATAAAAAAAGAAGAAGAATTTTCCCCTATGGGGTGTCCGCTGATGGTGTGTGTTTTTGTACCGTTTGCTGTCCGCCCTGTCCGCCCTGTCCGCCCTGTCCGCCCTGTCCGCCCTGTCCGCTGCTGTCCGCCTGTCCGCCAGTGTTCATTTTTGATATGTATATGGGCGTTTTTGATATAGGCGGACAGCAACTCCTGTCCGCCGCGTTTTACCTGTCCGCCCTGAAAAGCCCGATATATCAAGGGGTTTGGGCCTTTGGCGGACAGGCGGACAGGGCGGACAGCAGATGGGTCAAAATCGTGTTGCTGTCCGCCTGAAAGGTGATTTGGCGGACAGGCGGACAGCAGGCGGACAGGTGATTTTCGCGTTTTTTTGCTGTCCGCCTGCTGTCCGCCGAAGGGCTTTGCTGTCCGCCTGAAAGATTTTCTTGTGAATGTGCGTGTACATTTCACCCGGATGGCATACGCTTTCGATATGAAGGGGTGATGTCTGTGAACGAGAAGAAACCGCCGCTGGAAAAGACTGTTGTCAACCAGATTCGCGCCGCTTTGAAGGATGCGGGCGTGAAATGGCTGATGAAAACCCACGGCAGTCCCTATCAGCAGTCCGGCGTTCCCGACCTGCTGTGCATCGCGCCGGGAAGCGGTCGGCTGGTCGGCATCGAGGTCAAGCGTCCCAACGGCACATGGAAGGTGACGGAGCTGCAGAAGCAGCAGATTGCGCTGATCCGGGAAGCCGGAGGCGTGGCGGGCGTCGCCACCAGCGTGGAGGAAGCCCTCGCCCTGTTGGAGGAAGGAGAGAAATCGAATGACTAACAACGTTCAGCATTTTCTCATGGAGTGCCGCGGCATCGAGACCCGCATCCGCGCCAAGCAGAACGAAATCGCGAAGTACCGCGAAATCGCCACCGGCATCTCCCCGAACTACGACGGCCTGCCCCACGGCGGCAGTCAGGGCAGTAAGATTGAGAACGCCGTCCTGCGCATCGCGGAGCTGTGCGAAGAAATCGAAGCGGAGACGGCGGCGCTTGTCAGCTGCCGACGCAGGGCGAAGTGCATCATCGACAGCGTGCCCGACCCGAATCAGAGGGACGTGCTGACCTACCGCTATCTGAACGGCTACGGCTGGGATACCGTCGCCCTGCTCATGGATAGAAGCCGCACGCAGGTCTGGCGCATTCACAGCGCGGCGCTGGAATCCGCGCAGAGAATCTATGACGTTTTCGACATAGAGCCGTTCTTGAAGAAAATCTTTTCGGAAGATGCCGAAAAGCGCAAAACGGAATGGAATGAAACACTTGACCTGTGATACCATTACAATGACGAAGTGAATTCGTGGAAGAATCCAGTTTGACCCGCGCCCTGCCGCATTGGGTGGAGTGACGTGCCACGCTGGATGGGACAGGTGCGGTTATATGCGGCGGTTTTTCATCCTTTCTCCGCTGCGCAAGAGAATCGGTGGGGATTCGCACCTTTATCGGGGAACGTGAGCAGGACACGTTCCCTTTTTCAATTCGGCGGGCAATTGCCCGCTTTTTCGTGCCCATCTTCGCGGAAGGAGGTGGCCTAATGGGCGCAAGAGGCCCGGCTCCTAAGCCGACGGCGTTGAAGCTGTTGGAAGGGAACCCCGGAAAACAGAAACTGAATAGAGGCGAGCCGATGCCGGATTCGCCCGCGACGATTCCCAAGCCTCCGAAGCGGCTGCTCCCTGAGGCGAAAAAGGAATGGAAACGGCTTGCCCCCGCGATGGTCGCGCTGGGCTTGCTGACCGAGGTGGACACCTCCGCGTTCGCCGAGCTCTGCCAGAATTACGCCTACTACCTCGCGGCAGACAAGGCGATTCTGGAGATGGGTACGCAAGGCCCCATCGAAATGCAGAAGGCTCCCTCCGGGTATATGCAGCAGCATCCGCTGCTGTCCCTGCGCAAGCAGTATTATGAGACGTGGAGAAAGGGGCTTGCGGACTTCGGCCTGACGCCTGCCAGCCGCGCGCGAATTTCCCTTGAAGACACGGGCGGCGGAGGCACCGTCAAAAATATGAACGACCCTATGGAGCGCCTGTTGGCGGGAGGCTGGTAAGATGTTCGATTCGCGGAGAGCGCAGCGCGTGATTCAGTTCGTGGAGAATCTGAAGCACACGAAGGGCGAGTTCCACGGGAAGAACTTCGCCCTGCTGCCGTGGCAGGAGAAAATCATCAGCGACGTGTTCGGCACGGTGCGGGACGACCGCCCGGACGTGCGGCAGTACACGTCGGCATACATCGAAATACCCAAGAAACAGGGTAAATCCGAGCTGGGCGCGGCGCTGGCGCTGAACATGCTGGTCAACGACGACGAGTGGAAGGCGGAGGTCTACTCCTGCGCGTCCGACCGCCAGCAGGCCAGCATCGTGTTCGACGTGGCCGCCGATATGGTGCGGCAGTCGCCCGCGCTCATGAAACGCATCAAAATCGTGCCATCCACAAAGCGCATGGTGTATCTGCCCACCGGCAGCATCTATCAGGTGCTGTCCAGCGACGTCGCCACCAAACACGGTCTGAACGTCAGCGCGTGTATCTTCGACGAGCTGCACACGCAGCCCACCCGCGCACTGTACGACGTCATGACGCAGGGCTCCGGCGACGCCCGAAAGCAGCCGCTGTGGTTCTTCCTGACCACTGCCGGGACGGATCGAAACTCCATCTGCTGGGAGGTTCACCAGAAGGCCCTTGACCTCATCGAGGGGCGGAAATCCGACCCGCGCTTCTACCCGGTCATCTACGGGCTGAAGGACGACGAGGACTGGCACAAGGAGGAGAACTGGTACAAGGCGAACCCGTCTCTGGGCTACACCATCGACATCGAGAAGGTGCGGGACGCCTACCACAAGGCGCTGGAAACGCCCGCGGACGAGGCCATGTTCCGCCAGCTCCGCCTGAACCAGTGGGTCACGTCCTCCGTGCTGTGGATGCCAATGGACAAGTGGGACATGAACGGCGGCGACGTAGACCCGGACGAATTGAAGGGACGCGAGTGCTACGGCGGTCTGGACCTGTCCAGCACGTCCGACCTGACCACGCTGGTGCTGGTGTTCCCGCCGCGCAATGAGGACGAGAAGTACATCGTGCTCCCGTTCTTCTGGCTGCCGGAGGAGACGCTTCAGCTGCGCGTCCGGCGCGACCATGTGCTGTACGACAAGTGGAAGGCCGAAGACAAGCTCATGACCACCGAGGGGAACGTCGTGCATTACGGCTTCATCGAACAGTTCATCTGCGACCTGCCCTATGACATCCACGAAATCGCCTATGACCGGTGGAACGCCAGCATGATGGTGCAGAACCTCGAAATGGACGGGTTCAACATGGTTCCCTTCGGGCAGGGGTTCCGCGATATGTCCCCGCCCAGCAAGGAGCTGATGCGCCTTGTGCTGGAGGGGCGGCTGAACCACGGGAATCACCCGGTGCTGCGCTGGAACGTGAACAACGCCTACGTGCGCACCGACCCCGCGGGGAACATCAAAATCGACAAGCAGCGTTCCACCGAGAAGGTGGACGGCGCGGTGGCGCTGGTCATGGCGCTGGACCGCGCGACCAAGCAGGGCGGCGGCTCTGTGTACGATGACCGCGGAATTATTACGCTCTGACGGGAGGAACGACCATGCCGAGAAAGCCATCGCGCCCCTGCCGGTATCCCGGCTGCCCGAATTTCTGTGAATCGGGCGCGGTGTACTGCCCGGAGCACATGAAGGACGGCAGCGTCAACCTCCGGGAGAAATGGCGCGGCAGCGCGGCCTCGCGGGGGTACGATTCCCGGTGGCGCAGGGCGCGCAGGGCGTTCTTGCAGGCGCATCCGCTGTGCGCGGAATGTCTGCGGAACGGGCGCTATACTGCCGCGACGGTGGTTGACCACATTATCCCGCACCGCGGTGACCAGAAGCTGTTCTGGGACGAGCGAAACTGGCAGGCGCTCTGCAAAGACTGCCATGACGAAAAGACCGGCAGCGGTCTGTAATGTGAGGTGACACGATGATGAACCCCTTTGCAAAGCTGTTCCGGGCGCGGGACAAGCCGCGGGACGCGGTGAGCGACGCGCCGAACATCTTTTTCGGCACGAGCGGCGCGGGCAAGAGCGTCACGCCCACGTCGGCGATGCGCCTGAGCGCCGTGTACGCCTGCGTGCGCGTCATCGCGGAGACCATCGCAAGTCTGCCGCTGAACGTGTACGAAATCACGCCGGACGGCAGCCGCAAGGCGACGGATCACCCGCTGTACCGGCTGCTCCACGACGAGCCGAACGGCGAAATGACCAGTTTTGTCTGGCGCGAGACGATGCTCACGCACCTGCTCTTGTGGGGCAACAGCTACACGCAGGTCATCCGCAGCGGGCGGAACGGCATTCTCGCCCTGTACCCGCTGCTGCCGGACAAGATGGACGTAGACCGCGACAGCGCCGGGAACCTGACCTATGAGTACACTGCGACGGGCGGGCAGACCTACTCGCTCACGCCCGTCTACGACGTGCTGCACATCCCCGGTCTGGGCTTTGACGGCGTGCTGGGCTACAGCCCCATCGCGTTCGAGAAGAACGCCGTCGGTCTGGGGCTGGCGACGGAGGAGTACGGCTCGAAGTTCTTCTCCAACGGCGCGACGCCCTCCGGCGTGCTGAAGCACCCGAATCACGTCAAGGAACCGGCGAAGCTGCGGGAGAGCTGGTACGCCGCCTACGGCGGTTCCGCCAACGCGGGCAAGGTCGCCGTCCTCGAAGAGGGAATGGACTATCAGGCTATTTCTGTGCCGAACAGCGACGCGCAGTACCTCGAAACGCGAAAGTTCCAGCTCAACGAAATCTGCCGGATTTTCCGCGTCCCGCCGCACATGGTGGGCGACTTGGAGCACGCGACGTTCTCGAACATCGAGCATCAGTCCATTTCGTTCGCGGTTCACACCATCCGCCCGTGGCTGGTTCGCATTGAACAGGCGCTCAACCGCGGCCTTTTCTCCGAGAAAGAGAAGGGTCGCTTTTATGTGCAGTTCAACATGGAGGGGCTGATGCGCGGCGACTACAAGAGCCGCATGGACGGCTACGCGGTCGCCCGGCAGAACGGCTGGATGTCCGCCAACGACATCCGCGCGCTGGAGAACATGAACCCCATTCCGGCGGAAGAGGGCGGCGACGAGTACCTGATTAACGGCAATATGATTTCCATCAGGCGTGCAGCCAGCGCGGGCGCGCCCAATGCGGACACGTCCGGCGCGGCGAAGCAGGACGCGGCGCCCGCAGCGCCGGAGAAACCAGCCAAAAATCGAACGAAACGGAGGAACAGCCCTTGAGAGAAGTCCAGCTGAACGGCTTTATTGAGGAAGAGGCGTGGTACGACGACGACATTACGCCGGATACGCTTCACGACACGCTGTACGCCGAGGGCGCAGACCCGAACGAGGATGTGACCATCGTGCTGAACAGCTACGGCGGCGTGTGCAACGCGGCGACGCGCATGTACGACGCCATCAAAGCCTACCCCGGCAAGGTGAACATCCTGATTTCCGGCACGGCGGCTTCCGCCGCCACGGTGGTGGCCATGGCTGCCGACCATCTGAGCATGACGCCGGGCAGTATCTTTATGATTCACGATCCCAGCACGGCCTGCTGGGGCAATATCGCGGATTTTGAGGAGACGCTCAACAGCCTGCGTGCGACGAAGGAATCCATTCTGAATCTGTACGGGCAGCGCTGCTCCAAGGAGCGCGCCGAGCTTTCGCAGATGATGACGGACACCTGCTGGATGGACGCGAACACCGCGCTGGAGAACGGTTTTGTGGACGAAATCGCCGAAAAGCCGCCCACCGGCATTGAAAACGCCGCCTTTGAGCGGCGCGTGTCGCTGGAGGACGCGAAGTCGAAGTACGACGCATGGCGCTCCCGGACGCGCTTCCCCAAGCGGAAGGACGCGGCGAAAGCGCCCGAAAAACCGCCGGAAACCCCGAAAAACCCCGACAATCGTGTGAAAACGTCGGACCGCATGAAGCGGCTGGCGCTTTTGAAGTAAGAAGGAGGAAAACGATATGAGCATGACGCAGATCATTGCCCTGCGCGAAAAGCGCGCGCAGAAGTGGGACGCCGCCAAGGCGTTTCTGAACGCCAAGACCGGCGCGGACGGCACGATGGCCGCCGAGGACGCCGCCGCCTACGACCGCATGGAGGCGGAAGTGGTGAATCTGGGCGACGAAATCGCCCGTCTGGAGCGCCAGCAGAATCTGGACGAGCAGCTGAACCATCCCACCCGCGACGCGCTGCACGGCGCGAAGCCCGGTCAGACCGAAGAGGAGCAGAAGCGTCCCCGCGCCACCGACGCCTACCGCAGCGCGTTCTGGACGAACCTGCGCAACAAGTCCATCAAGCACGAAGTGTACGACGCGCTTCAGGTGGGTCAGGACAGCGAGGGCGGCTATCTGGCTCCCGACGAGTACCAGAAGACCCTGATCGATGCGCTGCAGGATCAGAACATCATCCGTCCGCTGGCCAACGTCATCCAGACCGAATCTGGCGAGCGCAAGATTCCCGTCGTCGCCTCTCACGGCACCGCGAGCTGGATGGACGAGGAAGCGGCCTACACCGAGAGCGACGAGGCGTTCGGTCAGGTGTCCATCGGCGCGTACAAGCTGGGCACGATGATTAAGGTGTCCGAGGAGCTTCTGCGCGACAGCGTGTTTGACCTGCCGAGCTACATCGCGAAGGAATTTGCCCGCCGCATCGGCGCGGCCGAGGAAGAGGCGTTCCTCACCGGCAACGGCGCGAGCAAGCCCACCGGCCTGCTGAACGCCACCGGCGGCGCGCAGACGGGCGTGACCGCCGCGGCGCAGGACGCCATCACCTTCGACGAGGTGATTGACCTGTTCTACGCCCTGCGCGCGCCGTATCGCAAGAACGCCGTGTTCATCACCAGCGACACGACCATGAAGGCGCTGCGCAAGCTGAAGAACGGCAGCGGCGACTACATCTGGCAGCCCTCTATCAAGGCGGGCACGCCGGACACCATCCTGAACCGCCCGGTGTACACCTCGGTGTACATGCCGCAGATGGCCAAGGGCAAGAAGGCGATGCTCTTTGGCGACCTGTCCTACTACTGGATTGCCGACCGTCAGGGCCGCTCCTTCAAGCGCCTGAACGAGCTGTACGCGGCTACGGGTCAGGTGGGCTTCCTCGCGTCCGAGCGCGTGGACGGCAAGCTGATTCTGCCGGAAGCCGTGAATGTTCTGGCGATGAAGAACTCCTGATAACTCACGGGAGACGGCTCAACGCGGGCCGTCTCCCCGCTATATGGAGGTGAAACGCGATGAATGACCATAATTGCAAGAACTACTTCGCCGACGGCGGCGACACGCTGGTCATCGGCGGCGCGCTGAAGGTGGAGACGGGCGCGACGGTGGAAGGCCTGAACGGCTCCGGCGCAGGCGCGTCCGCCAAGGTCACGGCGGCGGCGCTGACCGCCGACGCCACCGGCAAAATCACCGGCGGCACGCTGACCCTTGCGGACGGCACGTCCGTCCCCATCACGGTCACGACGGCGGAAGCCTGAGGCGGTGACGCATCATGGCCGCAATCGTCACCCTCGAAGAGATGAAGGCGTGGCTCAAAGTCCAGTACGACGAAGAGGACGCGCTCATCGAATCGCTGATCTTGAAGGCGCAGGCCGCCGCGGAGGACTTCTGCCGGACGGAGTTCGGTGAGAACAACGCGCCGGAGCCGGTGCGTCAGGCGATTGTCCTGCTGGTGTCCTACTACTTCCAGAACCGCGACGTGACCGACAAGCAGGTCTGGCTTGCCAATCGGATGGCGTTTGAGAATCTGCTGTATCCCCATCGCGACGTGTCGAAGATGTTCTAAGGAGGTGGGCTTTTGCGAGGCTATAAAACCTTTGAAGGCGACCCGCATCCGGGAGACCTGAAACACCTCATTGAGATCGGGTACACGGAGAACCGCGTCAACGAGAACGGCTACCCGGTGGAGGACGACATGGTGCTCTATCGGGTCTGGGCGTCCGCGACGGACGCTGGCAACCAGCATTACCGCGCCGCCGACGTGATGAACACCGAGATGGTGGTGAACTTCACCATCCGCTATCGGGAGGGCATCGCGCCGGGCATGTGGGTGAAATTTCGGGGCAAAAAGTGGATTATCTCCACGCTGGGCGAGTACCAGTTCGAGCACACATGGCTCGGCCTGAAGGCTTCCCTGTGCGAGGGGGTGTCCGGGTGAAGCGCGTACAGAAGGCGCTTTCGGCCATCGGCATTCCCGTCATGGCGGGCGTGTGGCGGTCGGACAGCATCACGCAGACGTCGCCGGAGCAGTACGTCATTTACTCCACCACCATGTCGGAGTACGCCCACGAGGACGACGCCGCGACTTGCCGCAGGACGTTTGTGTACATGAACCTGTGGAGCAACACCGACCCGACGGAAATGGCGGATACCATCCGTCAGGCGATGTACGCCGCGGACTTCTACCTTGTGGAGGAAACCGACCGCGGCTACAATCAGCCCGCTTACGACACCGCAACCCGCACCTACACGGTTTTCTGGACGTGGGTCTGCTACGACGAGGTGATGTAGCTGTGCCCATGAACATCGACGGGTTCCAAGACCTGATTGCCGACATCCACGCGATGGCGGAGAAAATCGACGCGGACGGCGCGGGCGCGGGCACGGCGGCGCACATCCTCGAAGACGCCGCGAAGCCCATCCACGACCAGATGGTTGTGAACGCCGGAACGGAGATTCACGCCCGGACGGGCGATCTTCGCCGGGCGCTGAAAATCGGCAATGTGAAATCCAGCCGCAAGCGCGGCAAGTACATCACCATCGGCGTGCATCGGAAGGACTGGAGCCACGAGGACTACTACCCCGCTTATGTGGAGTACGGTCACGGCGGCCCCGCTCCCGCTCCGCCGCACCCGTATATTCGTCCCGCCTACGACACCCAGTCGGACAAATCCTACGAGATCATCCGCTCCGGGCTGCGGGACGCTATCGACAAACTGTAAGGAGGCATGAATCATGGCAACTCCCACCGCTTCCCCGAAGGTAGCTTCTACCATCGGCATGAAGAACGTGGTCATCGCGCCGCTGACGCAGGACGACGGCACCGGCGTGGCCTACGGCGCCCTTCAGCTGGTGGCGGGCGCGATTGAAGCGTCCATCACCCCTGAAAACGCCGACCCGGACATCCAGTACGCGGATGACGTGCGCTCTGTTGCCTAACAATCTGCATAGAAATATGCAATAAAATAGGCCGATTTCTAATTTAGAAATTGAACTTTGCGCTGATTCGACAGGTGAAATTCCTGTCTGACCCCGCGTGAGGGGTGACAAAAACTCTGATACTCCGACATGCGTCTGACAGCGTTTGGTCAGTCGTATGAAGCTCGGTGAAGAGCGGGACAGCTTCTGAGATGAAGTGGAATACCGCAGGAGGTCAGTACAGCCATGCTCAGGATGCTGATGAGATAAACTCATCAGTCGACGTACATTCGACATAAAAGCTCGTAAGCGTAAGGGTACCGAAATGAAGGTGCTCGCCCTCCCGGCGAGGGTGCTGTCGTTGGGGACATATGTCGTCGTGAAACCAATCGAAGCCGTAAAGGCGGAAGGCGTTCATCACTCGATCACGCTGGATGAACGCGGCAGCCGGGCCAAAGAATGGAGCTAAAGCTGGAAACAAAGACGAAGGCGCAAGGGACAGAGGAACCACGGAGGGACGCCGAAAGGCGAAGTGAGGAAACGCTCTCTCCCAACAGGCAGGAAATGGCCTGTGAATCCGTGGGACAGCAGCCCGTAGTAGCAATGACGCGAGGAATAATAAGCCTTGCTGAGCGAAGGGGCATAGTCTGTACAGAAATACTGTGCAGCCGTAACTTGTTGAGGAAGCCGTAGGCGAACCTGACTAACACCATCAGCCATTTCCGAAAGGGGGTGGTTCGTATGGCACAACAATTCAACTACCCGAATTCCGAAACAGAACTGCGTGCTATACAGGATGAACTCTACCGAACAGCCAAAGACGCGCATGATACAGGAAACCGACCATCATTTGGCGGCCTGATAGAAATCATGTCGGCAAAGGCAACAATCATCACCGCAATCCATAATATCAAGGCCAATAAGGGCGCAAACACACCCGGCGTGGACGGTATCAGCATCCGGAGATATCTGCAAAGCAGAGAAGACTGGGTGATCAACGATATCCAGAGCGCATTCCGGCACTATGTACCGAAAATGGTTCGGAGAAAATACATAGACAAGCCCGGAAAGGCTGAAAAAAGGCCGCTGGGTATCCCCACGATACGGGACAGAATCGTGCAGGAATGTATGCGAATTGTACTGGAGCCCATTATGGAAGCTCAATTCTATGAGCATTCCTACGGATTCAGGCCAATGCGCGACACCAAAATGGCGCTGGAACGAATCACAGGAACGGTACATCAGAACGGCTGGCACTGGATTGTAGAAGGTGATATTTCCAAATGCTTTGACAGGATAGATCATAGTATCCTTCTGAAACGCCTGTATCATATGGGCATAAAGGATCAGCGGGTGATCATGATTATTAAATCCATGCTCAAAGCGGGCATCATGGACGAGTGTGATGTAAACGAGGACGGAACCCCGCAGGGCGGCATCCTCTCTCCGCTGCTGGCGAACGTTTATCTGGATATTCTGGATGAATACGTGGCAAAGCAATGGATAAACAAGAAGGTGCATACCGAATACCGCGACCAAAGCACCAAAATGACGGCGCTGCGAAAACGCAGCTCGCTCATCCCCGGTGTGCTGGTCAGATATGCGGATGACTTTGTTATCATCACAGACAGCCGTGAACATGCTCATTTCTGGAAAGAGCGTATCGGCCATTTTCTTGAGAAGGAAATGAAGCTGACGCTCTCGCCAGAGAAGACGCTTATCACCGATGTTCGGAAGAGGTACATTCAGTTTCTGGGCTACGAATACAAGGTTGTAAGAGGAAAAAGCAGAAAGGGATATATTCCCCGGACGATACCCAACAGGAAACGATTGAAAAGCAAGGTAGAAGAAATTCATGCAAATATCCTTGCCATACCCAAGAATGTCAGCAGAGATGTTGTAATTCGGCAAATCCATCTGATTAACAGTCAGATCAGAGGGCTGGTGAACTACTACGAAGCCACGACATGGGTAACTGTGGCATTCAAGCGATACCGGCAATATTTGCAGCATGCCGCCCACAAGAGGCTGAAGAAATACAGCGTCAAATGGATACCGGCAAACAAAACCTCTACCCTGCCCAGCATTCACAGCAAGCATAAAGCAAAGATTGTTGCAATCCCATATAAAGATTTATGGGTGGGCGTCACCGATCTCGGCTTCGCAAAATGGGAAAAAACGCTTTATCACAATCAGGATGAAACGCCCTACAGCGAAACGGGACGGCAGATACATTTCGACAGGACGAAGAAAAAACGGCAGAACGCGCGGTTGGACGAGCTTTCCATAGGCCCGGAAAATACCGTCGTTCTCGGTCGCGTTGACCCGAAGAACAATTTTGAGTACTACATGAATCGGGCGTACGCCCTGAATCGTGACAGACTGAAATGCCGGATCTGCGGAGCATGGCTGATAGACAGGATGCCGTGTACGCAAAGGATAAATCCTTTTCTTCCCCTGAAAGATGTAAACCGCGTCAATAATCTGATGTCGCTGGATGCTGCCTGCTATCGTCTTGTAAACAACTCTTCTGCTGACTACTCACACATGCCGCCCAAAGCACAAAGGAAAATCACGGAACTCAGGAAAAAGTTACGGCACACGTGAGTCTGTACTGATGGAACGCCGTATGCGCTGAAAGGCGCACGTACGGTGTGAAGCGGGGGAAAAAGAGCCTGACTGCGCTGACACATGGAGCCGAAAGGCTGTCAGCGTAAAAGGTCTTCTTTACCTATCGCTATGTGGAATTCGATACGGTCAACCCCGACCCGGAGCTGACGTTCAAGACCAAGATGGCGGACGTTCCGCTGGCTATTCAGGAAATGATTTTTGGCAACAAACTGGACACCAACGGCGTTCTGGTTCGGTCTGCCAACGACAAGCCCGGCTATTTCGCCTTCGGCTTCAAGTCCGAAAAGGCCGACCACACCTTCCGCTATGTGTGGCTGCTGAAGGTTCGCGCCAAGCCGCTGACCGAGAACTACGCCACCAAGGAGGGCAGCACCATCAACCGGCAGACGCCGGAGGTGGAATGGACCGCCATCAAGCGCACCCACGACGGCCAGTACCAGTATGTGGCCGACGAAGGTCAGAACAGCTTCACTACCGAAAAGGCGGCCACGTTCCTTGAGAGCGTCTACACGCCCACGCTGACCGCCTCCGATGGCGGCTGATCCGCAGGCCGGGAGCAATCCCGGCCCTTTCCTCCAAGCCGCCGAAGACGTCCGGCGGTTTCGAGGAAAGGCAGACTGTGCCTTCACCAAACTGCTGATTGAGAAAGGATTGATCCCATGATTACCTGTACGCTGGGCGAGAAGAAGTATTCCGTGGACTTTGTGACCGGGCGCGTGCTGCGCGAAATCGAGCCTGCGACGAAGATGTACGGGCGCGTGAGCCGCATCGCGCTGCAGGTGGAGAACGGCGAGGAAGTGCCGCAGGAGGAGCAGGTGTCCGTGGCGGACGCGCTGGACGTGATGGCGAAGTGGTTCTGTCTGCTGTTCGGCAATCAGTTCACCGTGGACGACCTGTACGACCACTACCCGGCAGATCGCCTGATGAGCGACATTGCGCTGGCGCTGATGGCCGTCCAGACGAACATGACGCAGGTGCTGTCCGAGTTCCCTACGAAGCCGACAGCGACGGAGACGGAGACGACGAAGGCCTGACGCTGCCGGAGTACATCTATAAGACCTACAACAATCTTCTGGAGGGCGGCTGGCGCATGGACGAGATTGACCGCATGGATATGCCGGGATTCCTCAAAATCCGCGCATGGAACGCCCGCTATGAGAAGAAGAAAAAGGAACCGAAGCCGCGCTACATCGACGAGGTGTGGCCGAATCTGAAGCCGGGCGGCTGACAATACGGGAGGTGGTAAGGCATGGCTGAAACGCTCCGAGACCTTGTGGTTTCGCTGTCCCTGCAAACGGACAACTTCACGCGGAACATCAAGTCCGTCAATACCCAGATTAAAGAAGCGGAGAGCGCTTTCAAGCTGGCCGCCTCCGGGGTCACGAACTTTGAGCAGACGACCGCAGGGCTGACGTCGAAGCAGACGATGCTGACGCGCCAGCTCAATCTTCAGAAGGTCGCCGTGGACCAGTACCAGAAGGCGCTGGAAGCGGCGAAGAAGAAGCTGGCGGAGTGTCAGGCGAATCAGGCGACCTTTGAAGCGAAACTTGCATCCGCGAAGGGCGCGGGACAGTCTGCCGCTGCGCTGAAGAAGCTGGAGGGGCAGGTCACAGCGACGAAAAAGGCGACGCAGAACGCAGCGGACGCCGTTTCGTCCACATCCACCAAGCTGAATAACGCGCAGGCGGCAGTGCGGAACACGCAGGCGGCGCTTAACGCCTGCAACGGTTCCATCGCCTCCATGCGTTCGGGCTGGACGCAATCCGCGCAGGTTCTGGAACGCAACCAGAGCACCATCGCCATGCTGGGTCTGCGGATGCGCACGGTGCAGAGCGAGTTCACGCTGGCGACCGCTGGCATCAAGAACACCTCCGAAAGCACGACCGCGCTGACGGCGAAGCTGAAGATGCTCGACAGCGAGCTGACCCTTCAGCAGGCCACCATCCGCAGGTACGAGGAATCCCTCGCCGCCGCCAAGACGCAGCTCAAAGCGGCGCAGAGGGAAAACGACCCGGAGAAAATCCGTCAGGCGCGGACGGCGGTTGAGGAAAACACCGCTTCCCTGAACAACGCGCGCGCCGCCTATGTGACCACGCAGCAGGAAATCCGTGAGACAAATCGGGAGCTGACGGCCGCGTCCAACGGCTTCTATACGTCGCGGGACGCGGTTACCGCCAATGAAACGGCGGTAGCGTCGCTGGGCAAGCAGATGCAGCTGGCGGAGAGCAAATTCCGCCTTGCGGGGGCGGGTATCGCCAACTTCGGCGCGAAGGCGGCGGGCGCTGCGGCGAAGCTCCAGCTGCTGAAGGAAAAGCAGGCGCTTCTCCGCCAGCAGGTGCAGCAGCTCCGGGACGCGGTGAAGTCTGCGGAGGAACAGCTCAAGGCGGCGCAGGCCTCCGGCGATCCGCAGAAAATCCAGCAGGCGAAGGACAGACTGACCGAGCTGAACACCACGCTGAACAATACCGAGGCGCAGCTGCGGGATACCACCCGCGAGCTGAACCTGCAAAGCTCCGCATGGACGCGGGCGGGCGCGGCGCTGACGAACTTCTCCACGAAGGCGCGCGCCGTGTCCTCGACGATGGTTTCCACCGGCCGCACGATGATGCGGTGGATTACGACCCCGCTCATGGGCATCGCCACTGCCTCCGTCAACGCGGAAATCCAGTTTGAGAAGACCTTCGCCACCGTGCGAAAGACGGTGCGCGGCACCGAAGAGGACTATGCGCGTCTGGAAGCCGCGTCGAAGAAGATGTCCACGCAGCTGGCCGCCGGGACGGACGAAATCAACGCGGTCATGTCCACCGCCGGTCAGCTGGGCATTGCCACGGAGAACATCGAAGCCTTCACGAAGACCATGATTGACCTCGGCAATTCCACCACCGACCTCGACGCGAACACGGCGGCGACGGAGATTGCGAAGTTCATCAACATCATGGGCACCAGCCAGAAGGACATCGACCGGCTGGGCGCGTCTCTGGCTTATGTGGGCAACCGCTACGCCACCACCGAAGCGCCCATCATGGAGATGGCGATGCGCATTGCCGGCGCGGGCAAGCAGGTCGGCATGACGGAAGCGCAGGTCATCGGCGTGGCGACGGCGCTGTCCTCTGTGGGCATTGAAGCCCAGATGGGCGGCAGCGCGTTCTCCAAGGCGCTTATCAAGATGGAGCTTGCGGCGGAAACGGGAGGCCAGTCCCTGACTGACTTCGCGACGGTTTCCGGCATGACCGCCGAAGAGTTCAAGAACCTGTGGAAGGCCGACCCCACGGCGGCGTTCATCGCGTTCACGAAGGGCATTGCCCAGATGGATGACGAGGGCATTTCCGCCATCGCCACGCTGCAGGACTTGGGCTTCAAGGAAGTCCGCCTGCGCGACACCATGCTGCGCACGGTCAGCAACACGCGCCTGATGGAGGACGCGGTGGCGGACGCCACCCGCGGCTGGCAGGAGAACACCGCCCTGACCGAGATGGCGGGCAAGATTTACGCGACCACGGCGGCGCAGCTGACGAACCTCAAAAACAAGGCTTCCCTCGCCGGGCAGCAGATTGCCAGCGACCTGACGCCTACCATCCAGAATCTCATGAGTTCCGCCAGCGATCTGCTGGACAAGTTTATGGGGCTGGATGAAGAACAGCGTTTGAGCATCATCAAGTGGGGCGCGGTCGCCGCCGCAATGGGCCCGGCGCTGCTCATTCTGGGCAGGCTGGTCGGCGCGGTCGGCAGCGTCGCCGGGGCGCTGGGCAAGGGCATGACCGCCATCGGCAAATTCAGCGCGGCGGTCAAGGGCGCGGGCGGCGGCGTGAGCGGTCTGCTGAAGGTCGTCGGGTCGTCGAAACTGGCGATGGTCGGGCTGACGGCGGCGGTCATCTACGGCGCGTACAAGCTGTACGACTACGCCAGCGGCGCAAAGGCCGCCCGTGAAGCACTGGAGGGCATGAACAAGACCGCCCAGAACTGGAAGAACACCGCGGCGGACACCTTCTATTCCAGCGGAAAGGGGCTTGACTTCTTCGGGCTGAATGCCGAGGACTTCCAGAAGACCGCAGCCAAAACCACCAGCACTGTGCAGGACTGGATGGACGGCATGGTGGAGGTCTGGTCGGACGGCAAGTACGAGACGGACGCCATCGTGAAGGAATGGCAGGATTCCTCGGACGCTTTGAGCAAGGACACCCGCGCGCACATGGTGGAGTTGCGGGATCAGGCGCAGGCCAGCGGCGACACGGCCAAGGCGCAGGAAATCAACGCCGCCATCGCCGAGCTGGACGCGCTGGACAAGCGCATCCGGGTGAACCTGAATTACTTCCAAGGGAAGACCCTGACGGATAAGAACAAGGCGTTCTGGCAGGGGCTGATGGATCAGAAGCAGGCGATCCTGCTGAAATGGGGCTTCGCCGAAGAGCCGGAGGGCGGCACAGAAGCCTACGACGTCATTGCGAAGAAGGTTCGCGCTGCGGAAGCGCGCGCGGCCGCGATGGGTCAGAAGGTGGATTCCTCCCTCTATCAGGAGGCCACCCTCGCCGCCTCGCAGGGCTACGCGGCGGTGCTGCAGCAGATGAACGACCAGTACGACGCCGAGTACGAGAAAATCATCCAGATTAACGACGCTACGGAGCGGAATACCCAGCTCACCGCGCTGAATGAAAAGTACACGGCTCAGCGCGCGGCGGCGGCGAAGGAGTTCGCCAACGCTTCGCAGGGCTACGTCACAACGCTGCTGAATTCGGACGACACGAAGAAGACCGAAGGGCAGCTGAACACGCTGCTTGCGAAGCTGAAGGAATTGAGCGACGCGACGGCGGCAGGACAGGACACCAGCGGCATCCTGACCGAGCTGAACACTCTGACGCAGGGCATGGACGAGGGCGCGCTCACCGAGTACCTGACCATGCTTACGCAGATTTCGTCGTTGGCCAGCTCCGGGCTGTCCGCCGAGGAGCTTCAGACGCTTTTCCCGGACGTGGACTTCACTAACGTGGACGCGATGCTGGAAAAGTTCGCCGCCATCGGGCAGTTTCTCAATCAGTTCAAGGACGTGACGGAGATTGCCCCGCTGAACGAGATGTACAACGGTGCGGTGTCCGAGGAAGTCCTCCAAATCGCCACGGACCTGAATCTGGACGGCGCGAAGGCCGCGTGGACGGCATTTGCCGCCGACCCCGGCGCGGCCATCACCACGGACGCCTACGTCAGCATGTGGGAATTGGGCGAAGAGGCAAAGGCGAAGAAGGCGGAAATCGACGCGAAGATTGCCAGCTATACGGACAAGGACGCCAAGACGGGAGAGCTGAAGCTCACCGGTGAGGGCATTGTGGCGTATGTCAACGCCTACAACGACACTCGCCCGGACGGGACGAAGGCGGACATGTCCTCGCTGAAGCCGGAGGCTGCGGAGGCGTTCGTTACGGCCTATCACGAAGCTACGGCTGGCGTCGATACTTCCCAGCTCACGCCCAAGGGAATCGTCGCAATGGTCGATGCGTATGCGGAACAGAAAGGCATCAAACTGCTGCAGGGATTGAAGCCCGAAGTCAAGGAAGCTATGGTGCTCGCCTATACCGACGAGGGCGCGAATACGGACGACCTTCGCTACAAGTGGCTGCTGGAACACATGAACGTGAACATCACCGGCTATACGGTTGACCCGGCGTTCACTGCGCCAACCGTGAACGGCAGAATCGCCATCACAGGCTACGACTTGCAGTCCTATCTGGCGTTCACTCGCACTCACAAGGATGTGCCCATCTCCGGGCGCATCCGGTTGGGAGAGCTGACCGCCGATGAATTGACGGCTGCGCTCAGTACAGGAGCAGTCAAGTATTACAACGAGACGGGGCTTGAAATCCCCGCGTCCGCTGTCCCTACCGAGAAGCTCACGCCGGATAAGCTGGTACTGTTGTCCGAAGACGGTACAATGCACGTTCTTGTCACGCCGGAGATTACCGGCACCCCTGAAGCGGTTGAAAGCGCTATGACGGATATGAATGACAAGCTCGTCACGGCAGGCACGATTTTCAGTTCTTCCCGCTATGACTGGGGCTTCCTGAACGGGCTTCTCGGAAGTTCGACAGTCGAGAACATGAAATCCATGACGATTGCCGCACGCAACCTGAAAGAACAGTCTGGCGGCTTTTTTGAACTCTGGGGTGCATTGCGCGGATATCGGGAATGGTCTTTTGGTAATATGCTGGATGGCATGTTCACCGGTGATTCGCTTGCCGAACTGGAACGCTTTGTCAGCGAATACGCCGCGCTGGTACAGGCTGGCGAAGCGGGGAGCATTTCGCCCGAAATGCAGAACACCTTCCAGACAATCTTGGATTTTTACAATGCGCTTTCCGAGGCCGGTTATGGCGGCGATGGCATCCTCGCGGGCTTGCGAGAAGCTCTTACGGCAGGCGGCTGGGAAGGCACAATGACCGAGCTGTACGATGCGTCTACGGCGAAGGAAACCGGGGCTGCGGTTGGCGAGCAGGTCGGCGCGGGCATCGGCGAAGGTCAGAAGGACTACGACTTCTCGACGGACGCTGAAACCACCATTGCCAACGATGAAGCCGCGCTGAACGATGCGGCGGTCATTCATTCGCCGTCCCAGCGCATGAAGCCGATTGGCGGCTTCATCTCCGCGGGCGTCGGCGCAGGCATGACCGAGTACGACTTCTCCGGCGACGCTGCCGCGACGATGGCGAACCTCGAATCGGCGCTGAACGCCGCATTTACCGCGAACTCTACGCGCTCCGTGGGGCTGAACGCCATGTTCGGCATGGCCGCGGGCGTGCGCGCAGGACAGTCCGCCGTGATTTCCGCCATGCGCAGCGCCGCCCAGAACGCCGTCGCCGCCGCGAAGAACGCCCTGCAAATCCATTCCCCTTCCCGCGTGTTCCGCGACGAGGTGGGCGCGATGACCATGAAGGGCTTCGGGCAGGGCGTTTTGCAGGAGACGAAGGAGCAGGCGCAGATTATCCGCAACGCTTCCCGGTACCTCACCACCGAGGCCGGAAGCAGCGCGGTCGCCGCGACCAACGACAACCGCAAGACCTACAACACCGACAACAGCACGTCCTTCTCCTTCGCAGGCGCGACTTTCCAAATTCGCAGCGAACAGGACGTGCGCGATCTGGCCGTGGAAATCGCCACGCTGACCAGACGGAACCAACGCGGAAGGGGGCTGAGGATGGCATGATGACGGACTGGTTCGAGTGGAACGGCGTGAAATGCACGGAATACGGCATCCACGTCTCCGAGCATCCCTCCATCACGCTCCCTTCCGAGCGCGTGACCTTTACAGACGTTCCCGGCCGCAGCGGCAGCCTGACCACATTGGAGGGCGACGCCGTGTACAGCGACCTGACGCTCACGGCGACGTGCTTCGTCTCCGATGTGAGCAGACTGGACGAAATCGCCGCGTGGCTGCGCGGCGGCGGCACAGTCACCTTTGCCAACCGGCAGGGTGGCTTTTATTATGCGCGGGTCATCAACCAGATTGCCTTTGACCGCATTCTGCGCGGAAAACCGAACCGCAGTTTCGCGGTCAATTTCCGCTGCAAGCCGTTTTTCTACTTCTCCGACGTGGGCGCGGAGACGCTGACGAGCTCGACGCAGATGCTCTACAACCCCGGCTGCGTGTTCGCCGAGCCGGTCATCACCGTGTACGGCTCCGGCGACGTCACGCTCATGGTGGGCACGCAGATCGTCGAGCTGACGGGAATCACCGACAGCATCACGCTGGACACCCCGGCGATGGAGGCGTACAGCGGCGCAACGAGCATGAACAGCCACATGCGCGGCGAGTTCCCGACCCTTGACGTGGGCACCACGGCCATCAGCTGGAGCGGCAGTGTGTCGCAGGTGGTGGTACAGCCCAACTGGAGAACCCTGTGAGGAGGTGAACGCCCATGATCTGCATCTACAGCGCCGACTGCACGGACTTTACGAACAACGGTCTGGGCGTGGTCGTCCCGGCCTCCTGCACGGTGACGGAAACGCTGAACGGCGAATGGGAGCTGACCCTTGAACATCCCATTGACGACGCGGGCAAGTGGCGGCGGCTGGTGGAGGGGCGCATTCTCCGCGTCCCCGTCCCCGCCGCCAGCACCCCGCGGGTGAATCTCGTGGACGTGAGCAAGGGCACGCTCATCTACAAGGTCGTGACCAGCGGCGGCTGGCTGTACCTGAGAAGCGACCCCAGCACGAAGCACCGGCGCATCGGCAGCTACAAGCCCGGCACCGAGGTCATCGTGCTGAACAAGACGAACGACGAGTGGTACGAGACCTCCTGCCCGGACGGCAAGCACGGCTTCATGCACGCGCAGTATTTGAAGTATGTGCGCACGGAACCCGTGCCCGGCGTCGCCACCGGCGAGGTCATCGAGGCGCGCCAGCTGCGCGACCAGCCCTTCCGCATCTATCGGACGGTCCCCGACCTGACGAAGGTGACGGTTTACGCCCGGCACATCTTCTACGACCTGATGGACAATCTCATCAAGAAGTACGAGCCGGAAGAAAAGATGCAGGGCGCGGCGGTGCTGGCGAAGTTATCCGAATCCTGCCTGTCCGAGCACAGCTTCACATTCTATTCGGACATCGACACGACCGCCGAAGAGGTGGTCTTTGAGCATGTCAACCCGGTGGACGCGCTTCTGGACGACGACGGCTTTGTAGAGAAGTACAAGGCGGAGCTGGCGCGGGACTGGTGGGACGTTTTTCTGGTGAAGCGCGTCGGGCAGGACACGGACGTACAGATTCGCGAGGGCAAAAACCTTCTGGGCGTGTCCTACGACGTGGACGAGACGAACGTAGTCACGCGCATCATGCCCACCGGCGAGAACAAGGACGGTGAGACCATCTATCTGCCGGAACTGTACATCGACAGCCCGAACATTGACAAGTACATTCACCCGAAATGGATTCACTTCCCGGTGTCCAGCGCCAAAGAAAAGGACAGCAAGGACGAAAAAAAGACCATCAAAGAATGCCTCGCCGATATGCGAAAGGCGGTGCAGGAGCAGTACGACGGCGGGTGCGACCTGCCGGACGTGACTGTGACGGTGGACTTCATCAGCGCCGAGAACACCGTGGAGTTCGCGCAGTACGCCGCCCTCCAGCACATCTATCTGGGCGACGCGGTGCGCGTGATTGCCCGGAAAATCGGCGTATCGGTGTCCATGCGCATGACGCAGTACACCTACGACTGCCTGCTGAAGCGCTACACGAAGGTGACGCTGGGCAAGGTGGCGGACGCCATCGAGGGCAACACCATTTCCGGCCGCCAGCTCCCCTCCGGGAGCATCACCGGCGCGAAGCTGGCGATGAACTCCGTGGGCGCGGGGCAGCTGCAGAACGGCTCGGTGGGGTCGCTGCAGGTGAAGATGGCCGCCATTGAAACGGCGCACATCCGGGACGCGGCCATCACGAACGCGAAGATTGCCGACGCTTCCATCGACAGCGCGAAAATCAAGGATGCGGCTATCGGCTCTGCCAAAATCGAGGATGCGTCCATCGGCACGGCGAAGATTGCGGACGCCGCCATCACCACGGCCAAGATCGCCGACGCGGCCATTGGCTCCGCGCAAATCAAGGACGCGGCCATCGGCGAAGCGCAGATTGGCAAGGGCGTCATCCATTCCGCCCACATCGGCGACAGCGAGATTCAGACGGCGAACATCAAAGACGCGGCTGTGACCAAGGCGAAGATTGCCGACGCGGCCATCAGCTCCGCCAAGATCGAGGACGCGGCCATTACCAACGCGAAAATCGACAAGGCGGCCATTGACAGCGCGAACATCAAGGACGCCGCCATCGGCTCGGCGCACATCCAGAAGGCGGCGGTCGGCGAAGCACAGATTGCGGACGCGGCCATCACCCGCGCGAAAATCGCAGACCTCGCCGTGGGCACGGCGCAGATGGACGACCTATCCGTCACGACGGCGAAGATTGCGCAGGCGGCCATCGGCTCCGCGCAGATCAAGGACGCGGCCATCGAGACGGCGAAGATTGCGCTGGGCGCGATTACCGCCGCGCTCATCCAGCAGGGCGCTATCGGCACGGCGCAGATTGCCGACGGCTCCATCACCGACGCAAAGATCGTTTCTCTGTCTGCCAACCGCATCACTGCGGGCACGCTGTCCGTGGAGCGGCTGATTATCCGCGGCAGCGAGCAGAGCCTCGTCTACGCCATCAACAACATGGGCGAGCTGACCAGCACGCAGGTGGACACCATCGACGGCTATGTGCTGACCGAGCGCACCATCACGGCGGACAAAATCGTGGCGCACAGCATCACGGCGGCGGAGATTGCTTCCAAGACCATCACCGCCAACGAGATTCTGGCGGGGACGATTACCGGCGCGGAAATCGCCGCCGAAACCATCACCGGCGCGAACGTCAAGGCGGGCACGCTGACCACGAATCACGTTGCGGCGGACTTCGGGGCGAAGCTGAATCTGACCAGCAACGAGGGCATCAACCAGCGCGTTGAAAAGGTCTACTCCGACATGGATGCGCTTCTGGGCTATCGGATGGAGATCGTCTCTTCCTCCGACATCCTGTCGGACAGCATCGAATCCACGACGCTCACGGCGCGGGTGTGGCACGGCAGTCAGAACGTCACCGATGGCATTGCCGCGGCGCGCTTTCACTGGCGGCGCACGTCCCCGGACGCTACCGCGGACGCGCTGTGGAATACCGCCCACGCGGGCATGAAGTCCATCACGCTGACGGTGCGCGACGTGCTGTACAGCGCCACCTATTTTTGCGAACTCGACGACAAGGAGGAATAAACACATGGCAATCATCGCAACCGGCTCGAAAACAATCATCGACCTTTCCGATGGCAAAAGTCTTTCCGCATACCTTGGCTCCAATCAGCCCCGGACGCAGATTCGCGACGTGAACGCGAACACCTTCCAGCCGAACTGGACGACCACGGCGGGGAAACTGGTCATCACGCCCGTGGTGTACGCCAATCAGACGGCGATTGCGCTGTCCAACTCCGCGCTGACCATCACATGGAAGCGCCGGGAGGGCTCCGGTGCTGAAGCAGCGCTGGCGTCCGGCGAGACGGTCTCCGGCAATGTGCTGACGGTCAGCCAGAACAAGCTCTCTGGCGTGGCCAGCGGGCTTCTGACCTACATTGCCTATGTGACCTACACCGACCCGGACACCGGCCTGCCCATCAACGCCACTGCGGACATTACCTTTGCGCTGGTATCCACCGGCGAAAACGCAAAGTCCGCGTGGATCAGCGGCGAGCAGGTGTTTAAGTACGACAAGGACGGCAAGGTCGCTCCGGCGCAGATTACGCTCACTGCCAACCTCCAGAACGTGACGATGGGCAAATGGCAATACAAGAACAACAGCGGCGCATGGACGGATTATCCGACGACCAGCGATAACGCCAGCATCACGGCGGCGACGCTGGTTGTGAAGCCCACCCACGCCATCTTTGTCGGCTCTACCGCCGCCCTGCGCATCACGACCTCCGACAGCAGCATCGGCGACACGACCAGCCTCTACAAGGTGCAGGACGGCGCAACCGGCGCACCGGGCGGCACGGGCGCTGCGGGCAAGAATGCCTCGGTCGTCTTTCTGACGAACGAGAACATCACCTTTGCGGGCAATTCCGGCGGAGCGATTGCCGCGACCACAAAGACCTGCAACGTGGTCGCCTACACGGGCACGACAAAGGTCACGCCGACGCTGGGAACCATTTCCGGCGCGCCCACGGGCATGACGGTGAAAGCCGGGACCGCCGCCAGCAACGAAATCCCACTGACCATCACCATTGCCGCGAACGCCAATCTGGGCGGCGCGGGTCAACTGGAGGGCACGGTGAACATTCCGGTGACGGCACCCGTTTCCACCACGCTGCAGCTTCGCTGGAGCAAGGTCAACACGGGCGCGACGGGCGCATCCCCCTATGTGCTGACGGTTTATTCGCCCGGCGGTACCGTGTTTACCAACGGCGCGGCGAACGGCGGAACGACCATCACCCTGAACGCGCAGTTTTTTCAGGGTTCGACCGACCGCACGACCAACACCAACACGCTGTACCTGTGGCAGAAGTTCGCGTCTGGCAGCTGGGCGACCTTCAAGGCAGAGGCCGCAGGTTCCTCTGGCAGCACCTGCACGGTGAATGCGTCGGACGTGGCGGGCACGGCTACCTTCCGCTGCCGTGCGCGATACGGCTCTTCCTCCAGCGCCTACTACTACGACACCATCACGCTCATCGACAAGACGGACAATTATCAGGCGGACATCGACAGCACCGCCGGGGATGTGTTCAAAAACACCGTCGGCGCGACCTGCCTGATCTGCCGTCTGTGGCAGAACGGCGCGGAGGTGGATCCTCTGAAATGCACGGTCTACAGCAAAACCGCGCCCGCCAGCCCCAAGAGCGGCGACTTCTACTATCAGATTCAGTCGGACGGCGCGACGGTCAAGCTGATGCGCTACAGCGGCACGGCATGGGAAGATGTGACGGCGAATGCCACCTACAAGCACAAAAAGACCTACACTTGGTATCGCCGGGACAAGGACGGCAACGCAATGGACAGCGGCAAGGCATTCGCCACCGGCAAGGTCATCTATGTGGACGGCAACGACGTCGAGAACAAGACGGTCTTTGTGTGTGAAGTCGAATAAAGGAAGGAGGGAGCAGCGTGATTGCAAGTGCGCAGTACACCATTGTAGACCTCAATGACCCCATTCAGCAGGGCACTGCTCCCTCCAGCCCCGTTTCTGGGATGCTGTGGCTGGACACCTCCGCCACTCCGCCCATGCTCAAGCGCTATGACGGCGAGACATGGGCAGAGGTCGGCGCGGGGTCAGACGCGCTGGACAAACTGGACCGGCTCACGGCTTCCAGCGAGCTGGTTGTGGGCACGCAGACGGCGGCCACCTCCGCGTGGACAGGCGTGTGCGGCCTATCCTCGCTGAAGGACGGTCAGCAGCTGACGTACTGGCTGCCGTTTGCCAGCACGAGCACTGCCGTCACGCTGACGCTGACCTTGAAGGGCGGCGCTTCTACCGGAGCCATCCCCTGCTACTACAGCGGCACGACGCGGCTGGCACAGCATTATGCTGTGGGCAACGCCATCCACCTGACGTACCGCGAGAACGCGACCGTTGGCAGCACACAGATTGCGAAGGGATGGTGGGCGGATGCGAATTGCTACTACGACACCTACGACCGCATCCGCCTGAACGGCGCGGTCAAGGCGAAATCCGCCATTACGGCGCAGCGGCTGATTGTGTCGGATGCGACCGGGTATTTTCATTTGGCCGCATCGGTGGCGTTTGATGTGACGAAGCCGATTCTCTGGGCGGCCAGCGCGATTGCGGCAAACGCATCGAACTGGTTCACCTACCTGTCCTTTCCGAATTGCACACTGCGCAATAATCTGTCCGGCTTTACTGCGACGGCGCAGAAAACGTGCTACCTTGTGGGGACGCTGGACGGAGATTTGTTCACGCCATCGGAGACGCTGTTTACGACCACCGTCCCCACCGAGCAGGACGGGCTTGTTTACATTTCGCTGGGGTTGATGGTATCCACCTATCAGGTGTACCTCTACCCGGAGCACCCAATGTTTGCATTCGATGGCGACGCCTTTAAGAGCCTGAATCAGGTCGCCTACGAAGCGCCCGGCAATCTGGAAATCAAGGTCAGGGAAATCCACGCGCAGATTACGACCACGGCGGACAGCATCCGGCAGGAGGTGCAGGCCAGCTATGCGCCCGCATCGGACATGGCACAGGTTCGCCAGCAGATGACCACGCTGTCCGAGCAGACGGAGAGCAATTTCACATGGACGGTCAGCCGGTATGACGCGCTGGACGAATCGCTGAAGAACGCGAAGGAAGCCACCGAGGAGCAGTTGAAGCTCTTCCAGACCTATATGACGTTCTCGGAAGCGGGGCTGATTATCGGCAAGAGCGGCAACCCGTTCACATTTCGCGCGCTCAATGACCGATTGGCGTTCTGCATGAACGACACGGAGGTCGCCTACTTCTCCAACAATAAACTGTACGTCTCGCAGGCGGAAATCCTGACCCGGCTGCAAATCGGTAAATTCGCATTCGAGCCGCAGACGAACGGCAACATGTCCATTGTATTCACCGGCTGAAAAGGAGGCAGAGCATGGCGCTTACATCCACATATACGGCGAGCCTGCGCACCCTCAGCTACACGGCAGAGGGCACGGTGGAGAGCAGCGAAGCCACGCAGGAGTATTACACGGCTGGCGCAAACCGCGTCGGCCTCCTGCATTTTTCCGGCATGAACATGACCAACAAGGTCATCACCGGAATCCAGATTACAGCTACCGCCAGCCGCGCGGGATATGGTCTGGGACACGACAAGGTGGTCTACCTTCGCAAGTCCAATTATCAGGCGACGTCCCAGTCCGGGGTGAAGGGACGCGCCTTTGTCGGCGATTTGCTGGGTACATTCGTCGGGCAGTTCTACGGCAACACATCCTCCTACACGCTGTCCGGCAGTCTGCTGACGAATCTCGCGGACTATCTTTCCGCCGGGAACAACACGGTGATTCTCTACAATCCCGACCCGGAGCAGTCCTCACAGGTGTACTCCAAGAACTACCTGAAGTGGACGGCGGCCAGCATTACGATTACCTATCAGGAAGCGGTCAGCCAGCCCACGCTGGACAACAGCACCGTGACGATGGGCACGGCGATGAAAATCACCACCAACCGTCAGAGCACGGCGGCGACGCACACCCTGCGCTACAGCTTCTTCAATGCGAGCGGCACGCTGGGCACGAATGTGGAGGATTCCTTCTCGTGGACGCCGCCGGTTTCGCTGGCGGCGCAGATTCCGTCCGCCACCTCCGGCTGGGGCACGCTGTACTGCGACACCTACATCGGCGAGACGCTCATCGGCACAAAGCAGGCGACGTTCACGCTGACCGTACCCGCCAGCGTCGTGCCGACGATTTCCGCCGTGACGTTTGCGGAGGCGACTGCGGGCGTGGCGGCAAAGTTCGGCGCGTTCGTCCGCACACGCAGCACACTGTCCGTGTCCATCACGGCGGCGGGCGCGCAGAAGAGCACGATTTCCGCCTACAGCGCGCTCCTGAACGGCGCAACCTATTCGGGCGCGAGCTTCACGACGGGCACGCTGAATGTAGCGGGCAACAATACGCTGACCGTCACAGTCACCGATTCCCGCGGACGCACGGCGACCACTACCAAAACCGTCACGGTGCTGGCTTACGACCCACCGAAGCTGACGGCGTTCTCTGCCGAGCGCTGTAATGCCGATGGCAGCGCCGCGCAGATGGACGGCACGAAGGTGCGCATTTCCGCATCCGCAACGGCCTCCGCAGTCGGCAATAAGAACAGCCTGACCTGCACGGTCTACTACCGCACCCGTGGCGCGGAGGCATGGGCGACGGCGCGAACGCTGACGGCGGCGAATTACGCAATCAGCGCCACGAACGCGCTGCTGACACAGACCTTCGACGCATTGAGCAGCTATGAGCTGAAAATCAGCGTCACGGATGCTTTTTACACGGTGGAGCAGACGGCGGAAATCGGCACGAAGCAAGTCATGATTGACCTGTACAAGGACGGCACGGGTATCGCCTTCGGCAAGGTGGCGGAAACAGCGAATACCGCCGAGTTCGGGTGGCCTGTGAAGTTGAGTAAGCCGCTGGATGTCGCCTACGGGGGCACGGGTGCAAACAGCGCATCCGCCGCCTGTACGAAAATCGGGGCGGTCAACAAGGCCGGAGACACCATGACGGGCCCGCTGAAAATCGAAGGCCCGGCAGAACCGGGCTTCTATCTTATTCCGACCAATACGAACCGCACCTACCGCGCGTCGGTGCAGGGAACGGATACCGGCGTGATCAAAATCACCGCATGGGAGAACGTGGACGGGCAAAACCGCCGCGCTCTTGTTATCAGCACTGCCAAAAAGGAAGCGTCGAGGGACAACGCGCTCATTGTGCAGTGCATCGAGAGCAATGTTTACACTTCCTACCGCGTGTTCCACGCGGGCATGGCGACGCCGGTCCCCATCGCCAACGGCGGCACGGGCGCGAGCACGGCGAAGGCGGCGCTGACGAATCTGGGCGTGTTCTACGCGGAGACGCTGCCGGACACGGGCGTGGACGGGCAAATCTGCCTCGTTCCCGTGTGAGGAGGGCGCATGAGCAGTACATTCAGCGCCACGGCGAACAGCAACACCACCATAGGGTACGTCTGGTATGGCTCGAACGAATGGGCGATGGGCAGCAGCGAGGGCGCGTGTCAGGGCGCGTACATGGCCACAAAACCCAGCCAGTCCCGCGTCGGGCTGATGCTCTTTAACGGCGCGGGCGCGGCGCTCAGGGGCAAGGTAATCCAGAGCATCACGCTCAAAATCACCTGCTCCGGCGCGGGCTCCGGGTCGAGCGGCAAGGTGCTTTCCTTTCACCGGGCCAATGTGCAGGCGTTTGACAAATCCCTGCGCGGCTCCGCGCAGGTGGGCGCGGCGCTGGGCACGCTAACGGGTAAGTTTTACTCGAACACGACCACCCACACATTGAGCGCGTCCAGCAACGCGGCGTTCTTCGCCGCCCTGCGCGCCTATCTGACCGAGGGCAATTCCGCGCTTGTGCTGTACAACGGGGAAACGTCCAAGGCCGACGGCTATTCCGCCAACTACGCCCGCGTTACCTCCTGTACCCTGACCGTCAGCTACATCGACGGCACGGCCTATGTGTGTGTGAACGGCGCGTGGAAGCAGTGCGCCGTGTGGGTGCGCGTGAACGGCGCATGGAAGCAGTGCGTGCCGTACTACCGCAAGGACGGCGCATGGGTGCGCGTATAGGGAGATCGCCGCGACGAGCGGCTTTTTCTATATCCTATCGGAGGGGAGGGAGCGAAGGTGAGTGAAATCACCGGGGGACAAATCTACACGGCGGCTCTGGTTTTTCTGGCCGGCTGCGGCGCTGTGACCACCATCGGCAAGGCCATCGAGGTCATCCGAAACTGGCGCAAGCCCGCGGACAGCCTGAAGCACAAGGTCGCCCGGCACGACGAGCAGCTTGTGGCGCTGAAGGAAGGTCAGCGCGTCACCTGTGAGGCGCTGATGGCGCTTTTGGGACACGAGCTGCACAACGGCAACGCCGACGAGATGCAGGAAGCGTCCCGGAAACTGAACCAGTATCTTGTAAACCGATAATTTGAGGAGGGATTTTTCATGAAGTGGGAAGACATTCAGCGGAAGCTGACCAGCCGCAAGTTCTGGCTGGCCATCGGCAGTTTTGTGTCCATGCTCATCGTGGCGCTGGGCGGCGCGGAGGAAACCGCGACGCAGGTTTCCGCGCTCATCATGGCGGGCGCGTCGGTGATTGCTTACATCATCGGCGAGGGCATGGCGGACGCGGCGAGCGCGGGCGGCGTCACCAACATTGATGGTGCGGACGTGCTGAAAGCCATTGAAATTGTGGACGAAAAGGGCAAGCAGGACGACCATTCGGGCGACGGCGAATAA